GTTCTATGGTGATTACTACATATTAGGTATAATAGAGCATCGATAAAGGATAAGGCATGGCACTGGCAACAGGGACGACAACGGGTATAACCCTAACGAGCACTGGTACTGCGGTTAGTGCGCCTATACCTTTTGACGCCGTTGGATACTTTCCGCGTTACATCAAAGTCACGTCGAGTGCGCCAGCTTACGTGTGCGTCTCAAACGACCGCCGAGCTGCCGTTGCTGGTGACGTACTGGTGCAGCCTTATGACTTGTTAGTCCTGAGAGCATCGGGCCATAAAAGCGTATCGGCTCTGAGCTTGTCAGGGACAGCGGTGGTGAGTGTGATCCCTGATGATTCGGGATTCTGGACGGCCGATCAGTCCACGATGGAGCTTAACTTTGCCCAGATGAACACCCTAGACCCCAGGGTGACATTTACACGGGCTAGCATTGCCACCAGGATAAACAATTCGGGGTTTATCGAGACCGTCGGGAATAACGTCCCCCGATTTGACTATGACCCGGTAACTAAATTACCAAAGGGGTTGCTGATCGAAGAATCCCGAACCAACCTACTGCTCAACAGTGATTCCCTGTCAACCCAGGGTGTGACGGTAACTGCAACGCCCTACACGCTGAGCTTTTACGGGACGGGGACAGTTACTCTCAGCGGGGCATACTCCGGCACATTGGTTGGCTCGGGAGCGTATCCAACCCGGTCAACCCTGACGTTTACACCTGCTGCGGGAACTCTGACTTGTACGGTAACGGGCACAGTCCAATACGCCCAGGTCGAGGCGGGAGCGTTTGCAACGTCTTATATCCCGACAACTGGGGCAACGGTTAACCGATTGGCTGACAGCGCAGTGATGACGGGGACTAACTTCAGTTCTTGGTATAACCAAAACGTGGGCGCTTTCCTGGCTGAGTTTTCGTTACCTTTTAATTCGACGGGCGGTGCCGGCATCAATGCGATTTTGAGTGCTGACGACAACACATCGGCTGAGCGACTACAACTTCGGCGCATGGACGTATCGGGACTGATTACGGGCGTGATTGTGGATAACTCCGTGGCGGTGTTTAACCAGGGCGCAACTGGTGCTCCAGTGGTGGGGGCAAACACGGTAACCAAAGCAGCTATTGCTTACGCGCTCAATGACTGTAACGCTGCCCAGGGTGGATTGATAGGCGCAACAGACACGGCAGCAACAATGCCAACTCCGACCCAGCTCCAGATCGGCAACGGAACGGCGCTTGGTTATCTCTGTGGCCATATCAAGCGCATTGCATACTACGCCGTGCGAATGTCCAACGCTGATTTGCAACGATTGACAACATGACACTCTCACCAAAGCAAGAAGCCTTTGTCCGTCAATATGTCCTCAATGGGGGCAACGCAACGCAGGCAGCTATATCCGCTGGATACAGTGTCAGATCGGCGTCAACGGCTGGTGGCGTCAATATGAAAAATAATGAGGTTATCGAGGCCATCAAAAGGCTATCGGCTCCAAAGATTGCCCATGAGCTGGACACCATCGAAGGCCGCCGCGCAAGGCTGCAAGCTATCGCGGACAGGGCTGAGAGACAGGGCGATGAACTCAAGGCGTTAGATCAATTGTCTAAAATGTGCGGTGACTACATCGAGCGTAAACACATCACTGGCAATGTGCAGATTAACTTTCAGGCCTACGTGCCCAAAAAGGGGAGTAAATGAGCCCAGTTGACCCCGCGAAGATAGATCAAGGCCGCGTGTCGCTTTATCGGGCCTTAATGAAGGTCAAGAAACACTACGGCCTAAACCCGATGGAGCTGGTCTATGCTCACCATGAGGCGTTAAAGGACATTGGGGACTATTCCGACAGGCTGTGGTTGCAGTTTGTCGCCGAGTCATTTAAAGAGGTGATGTTGCGTGACGAATCCCAAGTCTTGGTCGCCCACTGAAAAGCAGGAATACTTCCTGGCTGCCGTTGAGGATGAGGTGCTATTTGGCGGCGCGGCAGGGGGTGGGAAAGCCCTTGACCTTGCTACTCCAATAGCCACTCCCGACGGCTGGCGCACTATGGCTGATTTACAGCCTGGTGATGATGTGTTTGATGAGCATGGCCAACCTTGTAAGGTGCTGGCTATCTCTGAGGTCATGCACGACCGCCCGTGTTATGAGCTGACGTTTAGTGACGGGTCTCAGATCGTCGCTGATGAACAGCATCTATGGGTTACATACACCGACAAAGATCGGCAACAAGCCCACAAGCGCACACCTGATTACATTGCTAAGCGCAAACTAACGCGGGAAAAACGGGGCACTGGTGCAAAGCCCTGGCTGGCGCTGAGTAACGCCAACCGTGAACACACCTACCTGGAACCGCCTAAACCAACGGCAAAGACAACAAAAGAACTGTTTGAGACGTTGAAGGTAGGCAAAGCCGGGCGATTGAATCACTCGATACCCGTCGCCAAGGCATTGGATTTGCCCGAAGCAAGCCTGACGATTGACCCTTACATTCTCGGTGCGTGGTTAGGTGATGGAACGTCTGCTAACGGTCAATTTACAAGCGCAGACCCTGAGATCGTGGCTGAGTATGCAAAACACTTCACCGTTGTAAAACACGGCGGTAAGTACGCATACGGCACTCATGGATTGCATACGCTACTGCGCCAGCGCGGATTGTTGAACAACAAACATATCCCGCAAGAGTATTTATTGGCAAGCATAGATCAGCGCCTGGCTCTGCTACAGGGCTTGATGGACACTGATGGATATTGTGACAAGCGCGGCCAATGTGAATTCTCTGTTACCCGTTTGGAGCTTGCCGAAGGCGCGTTGGAGCTTATTTTGTCGCTCGGCATAAAGGCTGTGATGTGCGTGGGTGAGGCAAAGCTAAATGGCCGGGTGATTGGCCCTGCTTACAGCATCAAGTTTCAAACGCATTACCCTGCTTTCCGCTTGGAGCGTAAGCTGTCACGACAGAAGCGCGATGGATTCAGGGGCACACATGAAACCCGCTATTTACAGTCGGTAGTGCGGTGCGAATCCCGCCCGGTGAAGTGCATCAAAGTCTCATCGCCATCGCATTGCTATCTGGCTGGGCGGGAGCTAATCCAGACGCACAACAGTGACGCTCTAATCATGGACGTGCTCGGATTGGGCGAAGAAGAACCCTCCATCTCAATCCCCAGGTTTCGCGGCTTGCTTATCCGCAAGACATTCCCGCAGCTGCGAGAGATCATTGACCGAACCCGAATCATCTATCCCCTGATCGACCCGGGTGCGACTTATCGGGAGGCTGACAAGGAATGGCTGTTTACGTCGGGTGCCAAAATCATCTTTGGTTTCTGCGAGCGCGACCCCGATGTACTCCAATACCAGGGCGCAGAGTTTCAGTGGATCGGGATAGATGAGCTTGGCCACTTCGCCACCCCTTACGTTTACGACTACCTAACCTCCCGCCTGCGATCGCCTGACAAACGGCTATCGGCCAAGATGCGGGCAAGCTGCAACCCAGGCCCGAAGTGGATTATGGAGAAGTTCGGCATCAAGAAAGACGGTGCCGATTCAATGGTCACGCTCAATGTCAACGGGCGATTCATTCACCGGCGTTTCATCTCGTCCAAGTTGTCCGACAACAACCATCTTGACGGCACGGGCTATCTCGAACGACTAATGATGCTGCCCGATGTTGAACGACAGCAGCTCCTAGAAGGCCGCTGGGATGTATACAACGTGCCCGGAGCGATCTACAAAGACCAAATTGACGAGTCACGCTCCAATGGCCGCATCCGACCTTTGCCATATGACCCGATGTTGCGTGTTCATGCAATATGGGACTTGGGCTGGAATGATAAAACGTCGATCATCCTGGTGCAAAAAGGCGCAAGCGATGTGCGCATCATTGATTACATCGAAGAATCGCATAAGACCTTGGACTACTATTCCACCCTCCTCCGTGAACGCAAATGGAACTGGGGTGAAATGTGGCTGCCTCACGACGGCGAGACCCGCAACCTGCAGACAGGGCGATCAGCCAAGGAAGTGCTTGATTCTCAGGGGTGGAATGTTAGAATCACGCCCAAGCTGGACATTGAGAGCGGAATAAGAGCGGCTCGTATGATGTTTGGACAGGTATATTTTGACGCTGACAAGGCCGATGTGTTAGTTGACCACTTGTATAACTATCGCCGGGCCATCAACGCGCAAACAGGGGAGGCAACAGCCCCGGTGCACGATAATCATTCCCACGCTGCTGACGCATTTAGATATCTCGGGGTCTGCGTGGGCAGTCTTACCAATTCAGAGTGGTCAAAAGGCACTTTGAATTACGCAAATATGAATTACGCCTAACTATGCAAAAAATGACAGACGACGAGCTAAAGGCTCTTGTAGATGCGGAGGTCTCGCAGAGCTTGGGCTATGTCGGCCGACTGTCTGAGCAGCGTAGAACGGCGCTTGAATACTATCTTGTCCGACCGAGTGGCAAACTAGCTCCCCCCGAAGTTGACGGGCGCTCATCCGTTGTTTCCCCGGACGTGGCAAACGCGATTGAATGGGCGATGCCTTCGCTGATGCGTATCTTCACAAGTGGCGAGGACATTGCACGATTCTCTCCGCGCAAGCCCGGTGACGAAAAGAAGGCCGAGCAGGCGACTGAGTATGCTAACTGGCTACTCTGGTCGCAGAATGAGGGTTATCGCATCGTTTACTGGTGGCTCAAGGATGGCCTGCTAAGCAAGAATGGCTATGTAAAAGTCTACAGCGAAGAAAAAAAGGAAGTAACCCGCGAAGAATACGTCGGCCAGACGATGGAGCAGATCACAGCGATCATGCAGCCAGCTAACGACGAGGAAGAAATCGAGGTCGAATCTCAGGATTCTGACGTTGACGAAACCTACACCCAGCAGTTACCACAAATGCAGCAGCAGTATCAAGCTGCGCAACAGCAATACGCCCAAGCCCAGCAAATGGGCAATCAACAGGCGATGCAACAGCTCGGGCAAATGCTCGCGCAAATGCAGCACGCCATTGACAACCCTCCCCTGGTGTACTCGATCACGATCAAGCGCACGAAGAAGGTCATGAAGACCATTGTTGAAAACGTGCCGCCCGAGGAAATCCTGGTCTCACGTCGGTCAAAGACCATTGAAGACACTCCATTTATCGCCCAGCGTGTCAGGAAACGAATCGGCGACCTGGTGGCGATGGGCTACAGCAAAGATGAATGTCTCTCGCTCACTGACGACAATAACTGGGCGCAATACAACTCCGAAGCGATCATGCGCCGGGTGTATGACGACGAGGCGGCTACACAATATGAGGACGGCGGCAATAACGACCCGATGAGCCGCTATGTCTGGTTGATTGACGCCTATGTACAAGTGGACTACGACGGCGACGGCATCCTTGAGTGGCGACGGATTCTGAAAGCAGGCTCAACCATCCTGGAAAACGAGATCGTTGACGGCCATCCCTTTGCCGATCTATCCCCCATCCTAATGCCACATCGGCATTTCGGATTGTCCCTGGCTGACATAACGGTTGATTTTCAGACGATCAAGACCCAGCTGCTGCGTCAGTACCTTGACGCCTTGTACCTGGGCAACAATCCCCGCCATGAAGTCGTAGAGGGTCAGGTCAACCTTGACGATATGCTGACCGCCCGTCCAGGTGGCTTAGTCCGGGTCAAGGCTCCGGGCATGATTAACTCCTTGCAGACACAGGACATTAGCCAATCTGCAATTGGTGGTTTGGAGTATTTCAGCAAGCTCACTGACGAACGAACGGGCATAACAAAATACAACCAGGGCCTTGATTCTGACACGTTGAACCAGACTGCGACGGGCATTGACCTGATCCAGCAGTCGGCCATGCAACGTCTCGAGCTCATGGCTCGGACAATGGCTGAGACTGGGTTTAGGCGTCTGTTCAAACTGCTCTTAAAAGAATCCGTCACTTACCAAAACCGCTCGCAGACGATCAATATCCAAGGTAACTGGGTGGAGATTGACCCGCGTGAATGGCGTAACGGGTTTGACCTGACGATTGATTGTGGCATCGGCACTGGTAACCGGGATGCCCAGGCAAAGCAGTTAATGAACATTCTCCAATTGCAAACCAACCTGATGCAAATGGGCATTGCGACACCGCAGAATATCTACTACACGGCCAGCAAAATCCCCCAGGCTTTGGGTCACAAGGACGCAGATCAGTTCTTCACCGACCCACAGAAGGGCATGGCGCCGCCACCGCAGAACCCCGAGATGATGAAAATGCAGGGGCAAATGCAGATCGAGCAGGCAAAGGGTCAAATGACCATGCAGATTGAATCCATGAAGCTCCAACAATCTGCCCAGCTTGAACAGGCTAAAACGCAATATCAGATGCAAGCCGACCAAGCTGCACGTGAACATGAGGCACAATTGGAGCACTTCAAAGCCCAGATGCAAAGCGAGGTTGACCGGAACCGCCAACAGGTTGAGGCCGAGCAAAAGCAGATGCAATTGGAGCAGGAAGCACAACTCAGGGCGCTCGAGGCTCAATACAAAGACCAACAGCATCAACGTGACCAGGAATTTGAACGGTGGAAGGCACAGCTAGACAATGAAACACGTGTACTCGTGGCTCAGATTGGCGCGGCAAGTAAAGCGGCTGCTACAAGTCCAGATACTGCTCTTGAAAGTGCAGAGACAGATATTGAAACGCCAGAGGCTGAGCAAGCCGAGAAAG